GTGCGAGTGTTGTCGCCGCCGCCCGAACGCCAGATGCTTTGGGTAGTAGAAAGTGCCATTTGAATTGTCCTCTTTATGCGAGTTTAGTGCGACGATCTGCATAAAAGTTGGCCGGGAGCCATTCGTTCGCACCGGTATCCCCGGATTTACTGCTTTATACCATACAAAAATGGGGGGCGAAAGCCCCCCATTTCCTTACGCGCCTTGCGAGCCGTACATACCCAATGGGTCTGACCAGCCGAAGGAATAACGCTCACGAGCCTTGTAACGGACGTTTCCAGTATCGAAATCACCATCCATCGAGTTAGCCAGTGGGCTACGAACAAAGTGCTTCATGCCGTTTGGAACGTCAGTGGTCAGGAACCACGCGTTTGTATCGGTCAGGAAGTGGTTGATTGTATAACCTTCTGGGATCGAACCGTTGTTCTTCAGAGCGTTAACATCATTGTCATTGGTACCGACGCGGAGTTCGGTTTCCAGCAGACGAGTTGCAACAAACTGGAGAGCGGGAGGAACGATCAGCTTTTTAGGCTTGGCTGCAATCAGCAGACTACGTTCGTCAGTCCACGCAGCGATTTGAATCACAGCGTTTTCCAGCGAAGTTTCGTTCAGGTCAGCAGGGGTCGAAGGGATGTTCGAGTTAGTGCCGCCAGAGACGAGTGGGTGGTTTGCATTGAACAGGGAGACATTGTCACCGCCCGGGTAGGACGACGAAAAGCCGTTGTTCAGGACGTTAGCCGCCTTGACTTGCTTGGTGTACGACATGGCACGAGCCAGAGCCTTGGTATAACGAGCCGAGAGGCTGTCATACAGGTTATCTTCGATGGCCTCTTCGGTCAGCGAGAAACCCAGAGCAATGGTTTCGTGGTTGTATCGAGCAGTCCAAGCTTCCTGCGCATTGTCATAAGCAATCGCAGAGCCTTCGTTCTTGACTGGAGCAGCCGAGAAGCCAGACAGCTTGGTTTCTTCTTCGAAGGAACGCTCGGAAGTCTCTGTTTCGTAGATTTCCTTGTGCTCTTCGCCGTAACGTGCATACTCCAGACCGAACAATGCGTTCAAGCCGGGGAGCAGCTCTTTCAGTAGTTGTGCGCGTGAAATAGCCATTATTTAACTCCCTTAAACATTGAACTGACCGTTCGGGTTCAAATACGAATGACCGCCGTTATACGACACGACGTTCGGAGCGCCCTCAGCCAAAGTGATATACGGCATGTTCCATTTAACAATGACTTCGCTGTAGTTACCAGACGAATTAGTTGTTTCAGGAACCAGAGCAACGACACGCAGTGGCAGCGTAAAGACTGTGCTGTCTGCTGCGTTATACGCACCGATATTGGAATTACCCGAAATATTGGTGTTAGTCGAAGGCTGCGAAATGCCCATGTTGCTACCAAGAATAGTAGCCGCGATAGGGGTAATGGTGGACGAAGTTGCACCGCCGGTTACAGCGGCCTTGAACAGTTGGTCAGGATCGTCAGCTACATAAGCCTCAATATCCGAAGCCACTACGCCGCCCGTTGGGTACGATTGAGCGAACAACTTCTGACCAGTCGAAGGATTGGTGTAAGTGCAACCAAGGAACACACCAACAACACCGTTTGCGGAAACAGTAGCCGTACCTGCTTCTTTAACAATAGTGCCATCGGTGGTGTTAAATTTGACAACATCACCGTAAAAAATAGCGGTGCTGTAGCCACTTGCAATCGGGAGTTGCCGGGTTGCACCAGCAAACACCTGACCGCCGATCAAATTGATCGGAATTAGCCCGTAGGGGGCTGATACAGTCGGATAAGCCATAATAAGCTCCAGTAATTAAAAAATTAACCTTTACCAAACGACGTTGAAGATTTCCGCTCCGCAAAGAGTGGCATCCGCGCATCGTTTTCCCGCATAAAACTATTGTCAATTGCAATCGTCTGTGCTTGAGTCTGATTAGCATAATAATCATTACGCTGACTAACAAACTCTTCAGGCGTCTTGCAAAGCAATAGTCCACCGATTTCGATATTGTCCTTAAAGCGACTATTCGGGTCGATTAGCAGTTGAAACTTTGGCTGTTCCGAAATTTTTACAGGTTCCCAACCCTCACGAAGCTTGCCTGACAAGTTGCGAGGATCAGCCTTATCCAACGTCGAAACACGAACCCATCTGTACGCAAAACCGGGCTGTTTATCTGGCTCCGGTAAAGTTTCAGCAGGTGCCCACTGCTTGGGGCGCACCTCTTGCGCACGGCTCTCTAATTCACGAGTAAGTCTATTTTCAGCCATTTTAGTTCTCCTGTAATTTAAGGACTTCACGGGCATACTGCTCCGGGGTCAATTTAAACTTCTTAGCTAACGCTGCTTGTGTGGACGTTAGTTTGACACTCTTCGGAGCCGTACTCCGCCTAGCTGAAGCTACGACCGTACTCGGTTTATTTTTCTGAGACTTTTGTGGCTCAGACGAATCGGGAAAGGCTTCTGGGAATCGCTTGCGAACCGTTTTGTCGATGCGCTCGTAGTAATCGTCAGTACCAATATATTCAGGGCCGTACTCACGATATAGCTTCTTATGCAACCCCATTGCTGCGTCCGTCATCTCCTCGTCCTTTTGGAACCAATTCGAATTACGGCGCTGCCAATCTGCAAACTTTGGGTCAACAGGCTGAGGTTTGTTGTCAGCTTGTGATCTTTGCGGCAGTTTTACCTCAGTTTCGTCTTCTTGTAAAGTGGGTTTAAAGTTTCTTGTACGATCCAACTTTAAAGACGCGTCCATTAGGGCTTGCTGTGCCTCAACTAACTTATCAGTATCGCCCGAATCATAGGCTTCCCGATAGTTCCGCTTAGCCACCTCAACGTCAGTCTCAGCCGCCGCTTTAACCGTAGCTATGTACTCTTGTTCGCCAGAGGACAGGGTAGCCCTTAGACGTTTGTTTTCCTCTAGAATGCCTTGTGCTATGCGTAGAGCTTCTTCTTGCTCACGCCTTGCAGACTCTTTCTCCCGGCGCTCGTCATGCCAAGCCTTTTTATACTGCTTAAACTTGACAATTACTTCTTCGGGATACTCGCCGCCATCCTCTGGGGCTTCCAGTGAGTTAACTATATCTTTAGGGAGGGGTTCCTTACCACGGTCTTCTTCCGGAGTATCGTCCTCAATTTCAACGGTAAACTCTTCATCGTCGTCTTGCGCCGAAGCTTTCGTCTCATCTACCTCATCGGGGAACTTGTATTCTTCCTTGTCCATGTCTTCTCCTTATGCTCGTGAAATGCCGCGTGGATCGTCTACAACAGCCTCGACTGAATCATCATTAATCAGGCGAAATTCCCGCCCATGAATCTTCAAACGTGTGCCGCTATTAGGACGAGCGAGGACAAAATCGCCCTCTTTGCACCACGGGCCTGACTGGAACCGTTCACCTTTATAGGCGTCAGGCCCCAACTTCACGACAAAAAAGACCGTGCTAAGGACTTCCTCATAGTGCATGGTTGAGTCTGCTTTAATAATCCCGCTATCGTATTTGGCTTCAATTTCGGGTATGGCTACTAAAATGTGATAGCCAGAAGGGTTTGGCAGTTGTGTCGCCCTCTCTTCTGCTGTTTCTGGCAGGGTAGATACTTCACCGCTGTCTGTAGCGATGGCAAATTCAGTCATCAAATTGCTCCATGTTTTTTGCGAGGTCTAAAAGGTATGACTCAACTGCGGTGAGACCCCGAATTTCACCGCAGATAAACTTGTATTCCTCAAAATTTCTGGCCGCGCTGTTAGCCAGACCTTCGGCGAGTTGTGCCTTACGGTCTCTTAATTCCTTTAAAACTGCTTCAATAGCATTCATTTATCTTTACCTTTTTGTGGGGGTTTGGATTTTTGTTGTTGCTGGTTATTTCGTTGCTGTTGCAGATTAATAGCCGCGCGGAAGCCTTCAGTTTCTTGCGTACGGTCTAACTTCATACGGTCAGTTTGTGATTTAACCGCCATATTTGCCCCAGCAATTTCTTTCTGTGCATCTATACGTTCACGCTCGATCTGCAACTGTTTCTCACGAGCAAGCGCGTCCGACTGATCTTTAGCAATCTTGCGCTGAACTTCAGCCTGTTTAATCTGCAACTCTTGCATCTGCATTTGAATAATTGGGTCTTGCATCTGTTGCTGAGCCTGTTGTTGTTGGGCTTCTTGCATGTGCTGTTGTACAAGTTGTTGTGTAGCTTGCGCAGCACGTTGAGATACTTCGACTTCAATTTCTTTAGGAATCATCACATCGTCGTCTTCCTCGTAATTCGGCAATGTAATACCCATATTCGCTTCCATCTGCTTGCGATACTCGTAACCAACGTGTTCATTAATGTGCGCCATCATCGCTGCTTGCAGCATCTGAACCTGTGGGTTCTGACCCAGAATCTCTTGAATCTTCGGGTCTTGCATTGCACCCATGTGAACAGCAATATGCGCCTGATGATCCTGATACAAAAACGCTTTAACAGGCTTACCCGCTAAAAGGTTTTGGTTCTCAGTTACAGGGTCGCGCGGGCGCGTATCGTCGTCCATTGGGATCAACTTGTTTGCGTTTTTAATCCCCAATACTTCAACCATCTGACGGTGCAATAGCGGCAAGTCATACAACTGAGGAGCACTTTGGGCAAGCTGAAACACAGCTTGATACTGGACAACCTTCTGAGACATAGTTGCAGCATTTGGATCACTGACAGGCACTACATCTACCTGATCGTAATCACTTTGCTTCGCCCGTTTTGATCCGTCTACCGGCTCGTAGTCGTACTCGTCTGGTGTAAAGTCACGAATAATGTCCTTTAACAGACGAAACTCTTCGTGCATTGAGTAGTGAATACGCGCCTGAATCGCAGACATAATCTTCAGGGTACGCTCTAAAATAGCCAGTGTGGTCCCAACGGGGGATTGGGCCGACATGTCACTGATCTTGAGATCAGCCGCACTGGCAAACCTACGGCCTTCATCGATGATTTGATTCATCAATCCAGCCAAAACTTGCGATGGTTCCTTGTATGGCAGCGGCAAAATGTTGTCGCGTATTGCGCCACTTGGTACATCTACGTCTCTAAACTCGCCCGGAGAAATCGGCGTGTCGTCGCCCTTGACCCGCATACCACGAGTCTTCAAACCCCCCGGCAAGTTCGAGAGAGTACCTGCGTCTACAAGCTGACGCAGTATCGATGTACCTGATTTTGCAAACGCGCCGATTAAGTGAATTAGACCGAAGCAATAGAAGCCAAACCCGGGAACATAACCGTAGTGAACAAAGTGATTACGCTTTAATTTAAGCTTATCTTCAGGCTTCCAATTGCGCCGAATTGAGAGGATTGTTTGCGTACTCTTCTCAATAGTTACGATGTAAGGCAGTGCTATACCCGTCTCTTCACCGTCGTCATCTACATCCTCGTAACCCGGCAAGTCCAAGTCAACCTGCATCTCCAAGAGTTTGTAGCGATCATCTGTAGTCGCTCTAAAGCCCAGCTTCTCGGCAATCTTTTTCTCGACTTCTTCGATGGTATTAACTGGGTCGCCCAAGTCTTCGTCAAGATAGAAACCCGACACTTGTAGCTTCCTAAGTTCGTTTTTTGTCTTGCGCATGACGTGCGTTACACGTTCACATGTTCTTAAAGAAGACGCGCCATACGGCACAACTACATCTTCCGCAGGAACATAGATCGACGTTTGACGCCCTAAAGACGGGTCAAAGTAAACCTTCTTAAACGCATTACCAGACAGCCCCAAGCCCCACAACATACGCTCGTGTTCAGGACGGTACTCAGGCATTTCTTCTGTCAGGCGGTAATTCATGTCGTCTTTAACTCGTTCAGACGCTTCTTTTTTAGCCGTAGTTTCTTTGCCTATAATCTTCGTCTTAACCGGACCCGCCGCCGGAAACGTCTCCATAATCGTTTCAGACTGAAACTTAACCAGAGCCTCAGACAGTAAAGGATGTGTAACACCGCACGCACCAGCCCAAGGTTCTGTTCGTTCTTCAAGCTTCATCCCCAATAAATCAAGCCCGTCAACGTAAGTCTGTACCCAGTCCTTACGACTCGATATATCTTCCTCATACGCGTCGATCAAATCAGAAGCAAGCAGTGACAACTCGTTGTCCGCAATAAACTCTGCCAGATTTGCCTCAAAGTCCTCGTCAGTCATCTCGCGTGGCTCAATCTCAATCTCAAACCCATCGGTTGCAATCCTCACCGACTCTGGGTCTTCGATCTCAATCTCCAAGTCAGGCTCGCCTAATGTGGCCTGATCCAGCCCTTGCGGGGCTGCGTATAAACTTTTTTCAATTGCCATGATTCATCCTTAGTAAGTCTGTTCAATACCGCATCGGGCGCAGTCAAACCCGGCCTTAGTCACGAAGAATAACTGCCCACCACAAGCACATACCCATCTATCATCGGGTGGCTCTACTATTCCCATCCATGTACCCTTAAAAGTGCCACAACTTGGACACTCAAAACACTGCACACCGGGTGGGCCGACTGCTGCCCACTCGTGTCTACACTCCATACAGTACCCGGTGCCACTCAAGGATGTTTCAGTCTCCTCGGGTTCCGGCTTTTTAAACTCAACGACGTTACTCATTAGTAGTAAGCTCTTTTACGTTTCGATTTAAACAGTTGAATCTCTTCTGGCTCGTCGTTCTCAAGCCGGATAAACCCACCTTGTCTAAATCGCATAAGGGCTAGAGTTGTCGAGTCAACCAAGTCGTCGTTAATGCCTGACGGAAAGTCGTTGCACTCCTCAATCACCTCCATAGCCCAACGTCTCTGGGGTGCCCACACAATACCTCCGTGAAAGAGGCTAGATACTGCGTTTACCCGGGAAATCTTGTCTTGCCCTTTGCCGGGGGTAAACTCTTGTACTGGCACACCCATACGCCGCATTTCCTGATACAACACCGATCCGTTTGACTTTTTCTCGACTATCAAAGCATCAGGCTCCCAGTCCTTGTACTCTTCAAGCACGAGTGCTTTTAAGTCCGGGTACTCAAGTCGTTTCTTTATAGAATTCAAAAGAATGATGTTGTAGTTGTTGACTTCCTCGTTGTAAAACACGCCCCATGTTGTTAAGGCGTTATAGTCAGAACGGTTATTTGCTTCTTGTGCCGCATCAAGCGACATAATGATGAACTCGCACTGTGGGGCATCTTCTTCCTCCCACATATTCCACCACTCACGCTTTATAAGCGCCCCCTCTTCCGAGGTCGGTTGCTGCATGTACTGTGCGTTCCAGTATCGTATATCCAGTGATGCCTTTTTCGCCAACAACTCTTCAACCGGCCAGAATTCGGGCCACAGAGCGTTGTCGTTTTCGTCGATTGCCGGGAACTCCACCACTTCCCAGCGATCCACATCCTCACTGCGCTCCATTTGCGTGACAATCTGTCCAGTAAGATCAAGTTTGCTCCATCTTGTCATTACTACAATGATCGCCCCACCCGGCATAAGACGCTGGATTGGCCCTGATTGGAACCACTCCCATGCGGGTAGAAACACTTCGGCTCTTCCCAGTTTTGCTTCTTGTTCAGAGTGTGGATCGTCAATAATAAATAGATCAGCACCCCGGC